GGAAATGTCCATTAGAAGGAGTTCTAACGTGAAGCTCGGAGAAACACTAATTGACAAAGCATCAAAAAGGTGCGGGTCCGATGCTGCTTTGGCTCGGAAGATGGGCATATACCCCGCAGACGTCTCAAATTTGAGAGCAGGAAAACGGCCACTGTCGCCGGAGTTGGCCGCTGAGATTGCGGAGATAGCGGGAGAGGATGCGCGTCAAGCGGTCATTGACGCAGTGATCGAGCGGAACGAGGGAAGCAAAAAAGGCCACATTCTCAAGGAGATATTGGGAAAGGTTCTAGCCGGTGGCGCGGCGGCAGTGTTGGTTTTTTCCAGCAGCGTAGACTCGATTTACGCTATGGAGACGATAGCAAAAATTAACTTGACAGTTGACAATAATATACATCGTATCTACTCGCGTACACGCCGCGCTCTTGCCCGCCTCCTGGCCGCGCTGCGCTTGCGTCCCTGCGGCGGTCCCTCGGCGGCTACCTGCTGAACGCCAGGAATGGCAGACAACGAAGGCCCGCAGATCGCGGGCTTTTTCAATTGGTACGGGTTGCACTGAGGTTTGACATGGGGTTTATCACCCCATACCCCGACCCCACCGCTGCGCCACAAGGGCTTCGCTCCCGGGGCCCCGATTGTCTTCCAGTGGGTGAAGCTAGTCGCCGCTGCCGCTGTTGTGCGGGAAAACGTTGAAGGCCGGATTGCGCACGCCCAAGGCGTTGACCACATCGGTTTGCGTGATCTGGCCGACCTGGACAGGAATTGGCTGCGGCATGGGGACTGTCCGAGCTGGCTGCGCTTGTGGCTCGTTTGAACCTGGCAGTTTTTGACCTGGCTGGAGTTTCACGGGCTGCTGGTGGAGCCCCTGGGCGGCCTGTTGCGGCTGGTGCTGCTGCCAGTCAACAAAGAAGCCTTGAGCAACGATCTGCAGGCATGTTGGACCACTGACCTGCATCAAAGTCGCTTGCTGGGTGTAGCACTTGCAGGTCTTGCCCATCTGTACGCACGCAGCTGGATAAGGTGCGACCGTGGGCTTTGTCACCTCGTCGTAGGTCGGTGCAGTGTGTGGAAAGTCTTTCAGGCGCGGGGTGCGCTGCTCAATGTACTGCTCGTAGGTGAGCTTTGCATTTACGGGCTGGGCTGATGCCGCTGCTGCCATTACCTGGGCCTCAGTGGCGGGCTTGGCGGGGGCCTTGGTTTCGCCTTTGGCAATCAGCTTTGACGATGCAAGCCAGATCAGCAGCGGGATGAGCAGCAGGCACGCCAGGAACACCCACACCTTGGAAGGAATGCGCTTTTTGCCGGTGTGCAGGCTGGCGGACTTGTACCAGCTGTAGACCTCCTTGGGGTAAGCCTGCATCGTGACTGTGCCAGTCTTGCCGCTGCCGTCTTTTTCGCAATTGGGGTTGACGGCGGGCCACTCCAAGACGCTGACCATATCAACGCCAAACGAGCGCTTCAGGTGGCGATGCCATCCAGGCGGGCCGATGAGGCGGCGCACGAAGCTGTCGATGTTCTGCGGGTGCTGGGTCACCATGTAGAAATCGAAGCCGCGGCGGCGATGCTCTGCAAGCATCTTGACTGCGTCGGGCACGTTGGAGCCAGCTGGCCGATTGGGCAAATCGTTGTGCGCCTCGTCAATCAAAAAGATAGTTCCATCTGGCTCGGCTTGCCAGTCCTTGAAATCGATCTTTTTCCAGCCGTCTAGTTCGCCGCCCGCAACAGGTTCAAAACGCCCGTTGTGGCAAACGGGCCGGTTTTCTTTGAGCTGGCGTTCGCGCACCCATTTGAGGGTGTTCAAGGTCTTTCCGGCACCGTTCGCGCCGCTGATGAGGTACAGCATGGGCTACTTGAGAACGAAGCGTTTGAAGGTGTCGGAAGTGAGGCCATCGAGCAGCATCCTGGCAGCGATGGCACTGGTAACGATGCTGATGGCAACACCCACTTTCATGACAGAGAGCATGCCGAACACTTCGGGCGGCAGGGCTTGAAACGTACCGATGGCTTGCATCTTGATCGCCTCAAGGCTGGCATTTACGCCGGTGTAGGTGATGACAGCCATTCCAAGCGCGACGAGTACACGGCCCACCAGGGAGCCAACGAGGTTGATGAGCATGCCGCCGATGGCAGCAATAAAAACTGGCATGTGCTATCCCCTTCCGATGATGCGAACGGCCAGGAGCAGGGACACTGCGACCATGATGTTTCCGATGATGGCGAGGCTCGGACAAATCTTGCTCATTGGCAGCGTGACGGAGTGACCAGCAACCACCACAGAGAGGTCTTGGACGCACTGGCCAGAGCCGAAGGCATCGGCCATGCTGATGCGGTTGGCCATGCTTTCCTCTTTGTTTCCGGGCAGGTCTTTGGTCTGCTCGCCGGTCTTGCCCTTTTCCTTGTCGTAGAGCTCAGATTCCGCGCTCTTGTCCTCGAACAGCTTGCACGCACGGCGGTGCTGCTCCTTCGCAATCGCGCAAAAAATGGCATCACCCTCGCAAGCGAAGCCGGAGGAGCAGGAGCCGCCGAACCCCGTGCCATCGCCGTCACCGTCTCCGTCTCCACTGCCACCGCCGCCAGGGGGACCGCCTGGGGGTTCGGTGTAGACGCACTGAGTTCCGACACGCATTGAGCCGGGTGGGCATTGGCCGTTGCCGTCTGGTGGCTCAGGGTCTTTCACGCACCAGTTGCCGGACCGGTGATACCCATCGGGACAACTTCCGTCCGGCTCTGGCGGCTTGGGGTCTGGTGGGGGCCAGGGAGGGCCTCCGACGCCTGAGCCAGGGCCGCTACCACCTGGGCCACTGCCCGGGCCGCTTCCAGGGCCGGTACCGGGTCCAGTGCCAGGGCCGGTGCCTGGGCCAGTACCTGGACCCGTGCCGGGGCCTGTTCCAGGGCCGGTGCCTGGACCGGTACCGGGTCCAGTGCCAGGGCCGGTGCCTGGACCCGTTCCTGGGCCGGTGCCTGGGCCTGTTCCCGGATCAGTACCGGGGTCTGTACCGGGACCGTCTCCGCCTCCAGCGTTGTCACCGCCATCATCCGAGGGGGTGCAGGTGGAGCCAGTCTGCCGGCCAGTTCCGCTGCATGTCTTGCTGCCGTTGTAGGTCACGCAAATGGAGGGGTTGGTTTTGACAGTGCAGCCGCCCTCGCATGAGTAAGTTGTGTTTTCTCCCTCGGTGATACGTTCGCCTACGGTCTTTCCTGGCTCGCAGCCATTCCTTTTGCAGACCCCGTTTACGCGGGTTTCGCCAGGGGGGCATGGTGGCTCTTTAACGCAGACGCCAGCCACGCGGATTTCGTCCTCTTTGCAGTTGTCGGGGACACACGCCCCACCCTCTTCGTGCTGGCCCTCGGGGCAAGGGTTTGTCGGCCTGCATTGGCCGTCCTTTGCATCGTAGTTGGCATTGCAGTTGCAAGCGCCATTGACGAGAACGCTGTTAGCTGGACATGCAGCCACGTTGTGAACAGTGATGCTTGTGGAGTTGAGGATGCTGGAGCCGTTGCGCTGGTCATAGAAGCACGTGCCCTGCACAGGGCTGTCCTGGGTGACGCTTGTTATGACATGGGAAATGACACCATCGGTGGCAGCGGTTGCCCTGGTGGCGAACTGGCTACAAACAGCGCTGACGGTTGAGCCGGAAACGACCGTGCCGTCCTGCATGCCAATGGTCCAAAGCTGCTGCAAAGGAACACTGCCGCCAGCGAACGCGAACGAAGCCACGAAAAAGAGCGCGGCGAGGCTCAGGCGGTAAAGATTAGCCATGCGGCCCCCAGTGTTGCGATTAGGACAAGAAGGCCCATGGTTTCACCTTGAAGAAGCCCACGGCGTGAGCTTTTGCAAGGCCCCTGCCGGCCGGTCAGGGAGCACATGCGAGGGGCGCTTAGGAGATAGCGCGGCGCACCCACTTGAAGGCGGCAACAGCGACAACCACCAGCAGCACAGCGGCGCCGATGAGGCCGATGGGTGCCACGGTGTCGTTGATTTCGGTCACAACGTCGGTCACGTTGATGGCAGCGTGTGCGTTGTTCACCAGTGCCAGAGCGCCAAGAGCGGCAGCGGTGGACAGGGCGCGGATTTGCATGTTGAAGCGGTTCATTTTTTCAGTCCTCAGAAGGTTGGTTTCCATCGGTTGATTTAATGGTCTGGATGAGGACCCGGAAGGCCCACGCCACAGCCCACACCAGCAGGATGGCGCTGCTGATTTCGGCGGCTTCCGATGGGCTCAGATCGAGCAGCGGAAGCGTGATTTCGTGTTGCACCGTGACCGTGCAGGCCGAGGTGCATTGAATGGTTTGTTCAGGCATCAATGCACCTGTGAAGGCTCGGGGAGCCACGAAAACGGCCCTGCCGGGTCAAGTTTCCGGGGGGTGTTTCGTATGCGTATAAAGCTCGAAAAACCGCCGCCTGTTGGTGCGAACTCAGCGAGGAGAAGCTCACCTGTTTCGTGATTGATGAAACCGCCTCCCGGCGCAGGCTTGAAGCGGTCGGACACTGCAGCATTGCCCTGCACATAAGCAGGCCAAAGAACCCAGCGACGGATACAACGGCCAGAAGGGTCCAGGCCCCCTGCCCCATGAATGCGTGCTCCATGTGGAAAGCTCCCAACGGTTTTTGATTCGATCTTTGAGGCGTACTTCATGAGGTACGCAACCGGCGCGCTGGCCTTGTCGCGGCGGGTCATGCCGTGCGGCCACATGGGCGGGTTCCAATGCATGAAGCCCTTGCGGTCGACGTTCTTCCAAGGCTGATCGCCCTTGGGAGGTGTGAGGCCACCTTCGAGCCAGACAATCACGTGGTAGTGAATGACGCCGCGTTGCTGGAGCTCAGCAACCCAGGCATACCGGACAGTTTTAGAGCCGGTGCGGGCGTAGTGCCACTTGCGAAGGCCGTCAAGGTATCGGCTGATGTGCTCGGGCTTCCAGTCCCGGTTGTCGCCTGCATAGGTCAGGGTTTGCATCCAGATTTGCTGGCGCTTGCTGCCCTGGTTGTGCAGCTGTTTGGCAGCGATGCCGAGGCCCTTGCGGAGGCGGGTAACGCGGGCCGCTTTGGGGTCGATGGTTATGCAGTTTTCTGACCAATCAACAACTGCAGAGCCACTTCTGCAAGTTGTTGATACTGAGACAAGCCCGGAGGCGCTGCGCGCCTCCTGCTCAGATCGACGGGCGTCGAACTGGGCGCAGGAGCGTGCATGTGCCAAGGCAGCAGCGCGGCGCATGCCGGGCGTGCTGTGGGTGCTCAGGAGGTTGGAGACTGCGGCGACCATCAGCAGCCCCAGCCGATGACGAAGGCGGCGGCTTCCCGCAGCTTCGGCTCGGTGATGAACACTTGCTCGACCGCGTAGGGCGAGCGTGCGCCCTGCTCTTCCATCGCTTCAAGCCAGTAGCGCAGGACGAGGACGCGGCGGGCGCTGGTGCTCATGCGCCCTCCCCTGCAACCGGACGGCCCTTGTCGGTGTAGATGACGTCAAGGGTGCAGCCCATCTCGGGGTCACGTGCGAGGCTGACGGTCACGCCGTCCACCGCCTCAAGCTGCTCGCCCTGCTGCTCAATGAGCAAAGCGAGCAAAGCAGACTGCGCGGCCACAAGGCGCGCGGCGTGCATGGCCTGCTGCATGGTCAGGCCTTGGCGGTGGCCGTGGGCTTGGCGATGAGACGGGGGGAAACTGCGAGGTTGCCGGAGCGGTCCACGTACACCGACTCAGGGGCAAGGACGTATTCCCCGATGGGGTAAAACAGTGCAGCGCCCTGCTCGTTCTTTTCGAGGATGATTTCCGTTTTTTCGGGGTACGGGTTGCGCTTGCCGGTCTTGTCGTGGGTGTGGACCCAAACAGTTTGGAAGTTCAGGGAGTAGGGTTTGCCAGATGCTTTGGCATTGCCGCTTTGGTTGCGGACCTCGGTCGATGTCACCGATACTTGGATCATTTTCTAACTCCGGGTTGCTTGTTAGAACAATCTCTAACATCCGGAAATGTCCATTAGAAGGAGTTCTAACGTGAAGCTCGGAGAAACACTAATTGACAAAGCATCAAAAAGGTGCGGGTCCGATGCTGCTTTGGCTCGGAAGATGGGCATATACCCCGCAGACGTCTCA